ATAACTATAATCAATTCTTTTAATTGTTCCAGCGTCTGACACTAAAAATTCGTCTGTGTCTGCTGGTGTTGCAGCAAGTTCTGTTTGACCAGAAATAATATCATTATTAAGTTTAGCAGCAGTAACAGTATTATCTGATGGAGTACCTAAATCTAAAACATTACCTAATAACATTACAAAATCAATAACATCCCCTGTTGCCAAATTTGAGGCAAAGGTTAGGGTGCTACCTGAAATTGTATATGAGTCTGTTGGTGCTTGAAGTATCCCATTAAGTGATACTAGAACGTGATTAGGGCTTTCTGGGGACACATTAGAGCCACCTACTTGTAAAGTATAGGCAGCCTGTCCGTTGACGACACTAATAGCATCGCACTTCTGAAAGTTTCCTACTGTGGGTGTTTTTCCTATGTATGCCATATTTCTCCTTAATTAATTTTATCTTGCTGTTGTTGGGATTCCACCTGATGAAACGAAGGGTGCTTCTGCAAATGCCATAAAGATGTAGGTTGCACCTGATGTATTAGTACCACCTGAATTTGTTCTAGGTTTAAATCCATTTGATAAAAAATCTACTGCAAAACTAGAATCTGTTTCTGCAACACTAGTATTAGCTATTAAATAATTTGTTGCACCATCATTAAAAGTTTCTCTTTTGTTATCCATTAAAACCCAACCCGTTGCTGATGATGATGTTCTTTTTGTCATAACCCAAGCTGGTTTAAATCCTGTATAAACAAATGTTCCATCTGTACTTCCATTTCCTGTGTAGCTTCCGAACTTGCTGTAGCCTTTTTTCTCTACGAAGCAGTAGGCTATGTGAGTTTTTGAACTTCCATTCGTATCACCATTATTATCTAAAGTAAAAACTGAATTTGTTGGTGCTGTATCTTGTAACCAATCATTAGTAAAAGATGCGGCAGTATCATGTAAATAAATAGCTTTAGTTGCACCTAAATCTTTATGATAAACCCACCAGCCTCTACCAGCATCTTCTCTCCTTTTTACTATAATACAATCTGGTGCAGTTCCTAATCCATGACCTACACTAGCATTTGCACCTGTACCTGTATAACCTACAATACTAAATCCAGCAGTAGTATTTGCAGAAACACTTGAGGTTATGCTTCCATTAGAGTTTGATGATGCAGAGCCACCAGCTGACCAATTCCAAGATACATATGTTTGGCTATTTGTATTTACATCATAACCACCACTATCTGTTCCTAAACTAAATGTACTAGTTCCGAAAGCTGTTAAAGATTGAGTGTTATTTTGTTCTGCATTACTTGTATTACTTTGTAAATTTTCATGTACTCCTCTTACAACATCAAAAATTCTATGATTGGCAGTACCATCTCTCCTTTTAATCCAAACCCAATCAGTGCTTGTTAATCCTGTTGTAATATCTCTAGCTGTTTCATTTCCTGTATAAAGAACAGTATTAAAATAATCTGTTGGGTTATCTATTGTAGTGTAAGCCATTAGCAAATCTCCGATTTGATCATGTTATCCATTATCCATACTCCGCTAAGTTTTTAGTGCATAAACTATAATATCCTGATGGCACTGCATATTCAAAGTTTCCATAGCCATTAGCATCACTATTACCTGATGAGATAGAAAAAGGTGGAGAACCATAATTCATTTGAATTGTTGCATTGTTTCTTATTGCTATTGCAAAAGTGTAAGTACCACCTGATGTTAAATTACTTAAAGCTAATCCACCTGTTCCACTAGAACCTGATGTTGGATCACCAGAATTTAAATAAGTTCCATTTTTACCCCAGTATAAATATCCATTATCTATATCCATTGCTAATTGTAATATATCATCTGCTGAATAAGAGCCAACAGTAGCAAATGTTGTACCACTTGAATAAAATATTGGGCCACCATTAGAATATATTCCAGCAGAGAAATCATCTTCTCCAGTTCCTAAACTTGTATTAGGTAAATTTGATTTATCAACATTTACAAATCCTATAATTAAACCATTGCTACCTACACTATCAATTTTAACTTCTGCATACCACTTACCAGAAGATGCTGCTATTGTACTAAAAGTTGTTTTTTGTGAAGTACCATCACCTGATGCTCTATAAAGTTTAAGATTACCCTCAGAAAATGTTGGATTGCCACCTGAAGCTAAAGGATTTAATGTGCAAAAATTATTCGTACAAGTATCAGTAGATTGATCTACACTTGTTAAATTACTGACAGTAAAGTTATTTCCATTTCCTGATACATCTGCACCTAGACTACCAGAGTTTTCAAAGTCTAAATAAAATCCATTTGTGCCAAAGGTTAAACCAGATACATTTTTAGGTTTCCATATTGTTGGACTATCTTCATCAAACTCTCCAAATGATGTTGGATCAAGTGCTTGACCATCTATTAAAACAACTTCAGCCATGTAACCATCAAAAAAAGAACCTACACTTGAACCAACAGAAGTAGCACCAATTGTATGAACAACATTATTATTAAATTCACTATCTTTATTAGAACTTGGATAGGTTGTTGAGTCATAAGTAACTTCAACACCATTCAAATAAATTTCAATTCTATCAGCAGCAGTTCCTTGTGTAGAGTCATATTTTACAACTACATGCTGCCAAGCAGATGGGTCACGATTAAAACCAGCACCTCTTACAGTTACTGATGAACTTCCACCTTCAGTTCCTTCTAATATTCTAATTCTATCAGATGAATCATATTCTATACTTGAAAAAAGACCACCAGTACCAGAACCACAAGCTATCAACCTTTGATTTCCACCTGTTAAAGGCATACATTTTTTAACCCAAGCAGAAAATGTCCAGGTTCTTCTATTTCCAGCACTACTAGGTGTTCTATTTAGATAATCACTACTTCCATCATCAAATCTTAATGAGTTAGCAACTTCATATTCTCCAGCTAGTGCTGAACCTACATTTCCTGTTGCAATAGTTGGTAACATTAATTCTCCAATGTTGGATATTCTGCTAGTGGTCTTGTAAATGTGCCATCTTCTTGTTCTGTGTATTCGTATAATGCTTTTAGTTCATCAACATTAGTACAAGCATCTATTTGAGTTTCCATTTCATTTGATTTAGTTCTTACATCTGCTCTAAATGTTGTGATATTACTTGGAACAGAATAATCAGCAACTTCTTGTGCTTTAACTACATACCAATCTGTTGGTGCTAATAAACCTGATGCTTGTTGTTTTACAATTCTTTTCTTTTCAGTTTTTAAACCATAATTAATTACTTGGTTGCCATCATCATCTAAAATATTATTTCCATCTTCATCTACTGCGTTTTCATCATTTAATCTTTTAGGTGTTGCAGTTCCCCAAGATTCTGTGACTTGACCATCTGCAAATGTGTAAGTTGAGTTTGTATTGTTATAATATGCTGGGTCTTTGTAGTTTGTTTTATCTACTACTATTTCATAAATACCTATTGCTTCTTTTTCTGATTGAGACCATAACTCAAAAATTTTAGCTGGGTATCTTACATCTCCTATCACAACTGATTTAGGAAAATTGATATATTGTGTAATATTATTATCTTCTACTATTGCGTACATATTTTAACTTTCACTTAAATTTAATGTTCTACCTACTTCTTGCCAAACTGAACCATTGTATCTAAAAACTAATATATCAGTTTTACCATCTGTTGAAGTAAATGTTGGTGCAGTTGAAGCCGCAAACTCAAACACAGTATTAAATGCGATTGTATGTGAACCATCATAATTTATTTCTAAACAAATAAATGAACCCTCAACTGAATTAGTTGGTGCAGAGAATGTAGTATTTTCTGTTGTTAAATGATATGCGTTTGGTTTAGCTTGAACATCCCAAGCTACAGCATTTGATGATGATGTTAATGCTTGTTGAGGAATATAAGCTAGATCATTGAATTTGATATAACCTGTTCCGTTTGTAGATACATCTATATTACCATTTGCACCATCTGTTATCGTAATATTTCCTGAGTTTGTACCAGCATTTGTATCAAGAATTAAATCATAAGCACCTTTTGTTGTTAAAGTTGCTGAAGCCGCACCTGTTCCTATAACAACTTCTCCTGAACCTTTTGGTTTTAAATCAATACCAATATTTGTATCTCCACCTGTAGCTTCAAAAATAGGATTATTGCCTGTAGCGGCATTTGTTATATCAAACTGATTAACTGCTGATGAAGTTGTTTGAAATATTATTTGTTCGTTACCATTTTCATCTGCAATAAAATGGGCATCATCTATCTTAATATTAAAAGAATTTGTATCTAAATCTCCACCAAGTTGAGGAGATGTGTCATTAACTAAATCTGATGCAACAGCACTATCTATAAAGTTTATAGTATTTGCTGATGTATCAACTGTTGCAAAAGAAATGTCATCCGAGCCATCAAAAAATTTAATTTCTAAACTGTTTGAGCCTGAGTTTGTTGTATCAAGCCACATTGTACCAACAGCCGCACCACTAGGTCTGCTTGTTCCTGAGTGCATTGTATTCAAAGCTGATAAAGCATTATTCAAATCTGTCCTGAAATCAGGGAAAGATTGGTTAGCGATATTCATGTCATGTTGAGCCATATTTGCTTATACTCCTTTTAAAATCCTTTTGCAATAAAATCAAAAGTTCTTGAAATATTACTTCCGCTTGAATTTTGAAACAATACATCAAAACCATTAACAGTTTTATTTGATACTGTAAAGAAATCTCCTGTAGCCATATTCTCTCCTGTAATACCAACTGCATAACCTGTTGTTTTAAATGGTGTAGTAAATGTAACAGTTTTTGTAGATGTACCTGAAACTATATCATTTCCACTAAAAATTCTATCAGCCATATCAATCTTTACTGTAGCTTCTGACACAACAGCAGTAGAAGCTAAATCACTTGATGTTAATACAAGTCTAAATTTAAAAAATCTTGCTGTGTAGTTTCCTATAACAAAAGTCTGAAAAGATGTAAATGTAGAATTGTCATCTGAAGTTGCAATTTCTAAATGAGCATCACAGTTAGCTGGTGTGTCTCCATCAAAATTTGATTTTCCTGAATCAAAATTACCAGACCTATTATCAAATAAATCATCAGGATTTCTAGCTGATTGTGTTAAAGAAGCTGTAATTCTTGCTGTATGTTTTGCACCAATATCTATAACATTTTCAAAATCATAAGTTCCTGATGCTAAAAAGTCAGCATTAGCAACACCTGAATCGAAAAATCTAGTTGTGTTAGCATCAAATAATCCTGAAGCGGAATCAAATAATTCACTTGAATTAAGTATTATAGCATTATCAGATAATGAAACATCAGTCTTAGTACCAGCGAATGTAGGATGTTCATTGACAGTTGTAATATTATTAAAGTTTTCTACACCAACAACATTAGATATTACTGCTGTTGCATTGGAACTAAAATTACCTAATTTATCTACAGCTTTTATTAAATAAGTTCCTACTCTTGCTGGAACTGTTATTGATGTTGCTGGTCTTGATACTTTAGTTACAAGATTTACTGAGTTTAACCATTCAGCAGTACCATCAGTTTTTTCAGAAAATCTTATTTGATAAAATGCTAAATCTAAATCTGATATTGCATCATAACTTAAATGAGCATCTTGACCAGATACATTACAAGTAAAGTTTTGAACATCTGATGGTGGTGCAATAGCACCTACAATAGTTCTTTGTGCTGTAACAAATGATGAACTAACTCCCTGTGTATTTACAGCTTTTACTCTTACATCATACACTTTTTGGTCAATAACATTAAGTATTCTATGTGTTAATGATGAACCTCTTGAACCTATAATAAAATCTGAATCTGTACTTAGTTTGTATTCTACTTGGTAAAAATCAACAAAGCTGTCAGGAGATACACCGATAGCAACATCTAAAGCAACAATAACTGTGCCGTCATTGTATTCAACTAATGTGTCAGATAAAGTTACTGATGCTGGTGGTTGAACTACAAATGGATTTGGTAAAGTAGTTGATGGTGTAGATGAAACTTGTGTCTTTGATGCAAAAGTATAATGACTATCTTGATGTTCAACTAATTGTAAAGTTATTGTATAATCATCATTAAAAGTCATTTGTATAACTCTGAAAGCTTTTGTAGAAAAACCTAAACTAGATAATGTTATATTTACAATATCTCCAATGTGTAATTGATAAGCATTAAACCCAACAACAATACTTAGACCTAAAGATTCTCTGCTTCGTCTGAGAATAATCTCAGCCATTTCTTCAGCTTGATATGGAGAAGTAATAGTTTTGAAATCAAACTTTCCCTCTAACAAAAATCCACCATCAGCAGTTTTCATAGTTGCGTGTCTATCTGCTGATGCCAAACCACTATCATCTGTTGGTGGAAATGTAACTTGATCTGCTTGAAAATTACGATCTGGATTTATAAATGTTGCGATGACTCTGTTGTATTTAGAATTTTTTGTAGGAGAAGATAAAGAATATCCACCAATAATATCATCTTCGTCTAAAGATACTGAAGCTGTACCTGTTGTCTCAATAACTAATTTATACTTGCCTTGAACATAAGGAAGATAACCTCTGCAACCTCTTAATATATCTCTGACATTATCTATAACTTTTTTTGATGTATCAAGAACAGCATTTGTATCAAATATATTTATATCACTTCCACCTGAAAATGGTGTAACTTGTGTAATACAAACTTGTGAAGCATCTCTAAAACTTTGTAAATCTATATTTGATGTTGCAATACCTTTACCATATCTTTCGTTTCTTAAATAATCTAATAAACAAAATGCTGGATTTGTAGAAAATGTTTCAGATGATTCACTTAAACTTGAATCTAATGTAACAACTTTTCTTCCTTTTACTTTTGCTTGTACAGTTGGAATTCCACCAAATATATCTTGATTCCATTTGAATCTTAATGCTAAATATGCAATTCCTGATAATTTATGATTTGTACCCCAGCCTGATAATGTTGATAAAAGACTTGATGCACTTTGACCATCTGTTCCTAAATGTGGCTCAACAGTAATATAACTAACACTATCTTTATAAAAATTAGAATCTGAACTTGCTACTGTCCTTTGAGTATTATCTGTCAATGCACCTGAAAATGTAACAACTTTATCATCTACTCTTATTTCTTCTATTGAGTTTATTTCTCCCTCACATAGAACTAAAGCAATATATAAAAATTCATTATCTGTTCCTGATGTTTGTATAAATACTCTTGTGCCGCCTATTAGTCTTTCCCCATAGACCACAGGTATAGATGAGTTATTTGATTGTTTATTAACTAATATTCCTCGTTCAGTTTCTTCAAAATCATTTGTACCAAAATCAGGAACATCAGGTTTTCTTGATCTTACAAATAACCAACCAACAGCAAATACACCTAAAGCTACAAATGGATTTATGTTTCCTAAAAAATTAAATGCTTTTACTGCTCTAAATACTGTTGTTGCCGCTTTGAATACTCTTTTGAAAAATCCCATTATGCTCGACCCCATTTAATATCAAGAACAGTTTGACTTGAAAAATCCATACCAACATCTGTGCTAAAAAATCTTTGTTGTGAATTATTGTTTGTTTGTCTGCCAGATTTTTTTTCAAAGTCTGCCCAATGAGATACAACTGTTAAAATTACTGTTGATTCTGTTGTTGTTTCATCTATTTGGAAAGTATCTATATTTCCTGAATACAATAATACAGGGTCAGCTATGATTGCATTTGAACTATCTAAAAATCCTCTAAATATATCAACACTATCATTTACAATATTTTCATTCAAACAAGTTGATATAAATGTTTGATCTGCACCAGATAAAGCAAGTTGTAATGATGTTTTTGTTACATCTGTTTCTTCTGTAAATGATGGAATAGATACTAAAAAAGATGATGGAGAATAAGTAACACTAGAACCAGATATAGAAGATGTTAAACTAAATCCACAATCAGTTATATTTACAGGTGTTCCAAAACCAATAGTAATCAGATGGATTGGTCTAATCTCATTTGTCGCTAATTCGTTTTTTACTGATGTTGTTAGTGTTCTCGCCATATTCCTCGTAATAACTTCTTGTTATGCTTTCAGTACCTTTTAACATGGTAAAATTAAATTTACTATCAGGTTTTTTATAGTCTTTTAGATCGTTTAAATTAGTATCTATCTGATCTTCATTAACAATAGCTGTAGCTTCAAAATCTGCACTAATCAAATGTGTAATTTTATACTTTTTCATTATATGGATTCTTCTACATCAAATTCAAATTGATATAAAAGGTTTCCATCTTTGTCAGAGCCAATAGCACCAAACTCTTGTATGTCGTTTGTAAGATGAACTGTAAAAGGTATATTGTCATAACTAACAGTTTCGTCATCTGCCAAACTAGAAACTAAAGGTGGTTCTATTGTTACTGTAGCCGCACCTGATGAACTAGTTACATCTGCAACAACCATATAAACTTTTGTATGTCCGTTAAATTTTATAAAATCTCCAACTCTCAAACGATTTGCTGAATCTGCCGCAAATCCATCAATAGCAATAGTCGTATCTCCAGCAGTATGACTTCCATTGACAGCTAATGTTCCTGTTTCTACACCTCTTGCATCTTCAACTTCAGGGGGGATTATTGTAAAATTTTCTTTACCTGATCTTTGTTTGATAATAAAAGCCATAAGTTCGCCATATATATCTGACCTTTTTCCTACAATTATTCTAGCAGTGAAACCAAATCTTTGATTATCAATTTGTCTTGAAAGTTTTTTACCTGACAATGATTTTGAAATAATTGTATTTTGAACTGATTTTATACCCATCGTTTCAAAACCAGCACTTGATATTGGAAAAGCACCTGACATTAAATTATTTCTCCTCTGCCTTTTTCTGCTAAGGCATTATTAATTATTGATGTAATTGTTCCTCTGTTTTCTACTAAAGCTTGGTCGAACCCTCTTGAATCTATTGTATTAATATTAAAATTAACATTAACAGCACCCCCACCAGTTCCTCTAGCCGCTTGTGTAATTTGACCTGATGAGTTTGGTATAAACATTTCAGCACCTCTTTCGCCAACTAATGTAGGTTGTCCTTTTCTAACCGCACCACCTGATGCTTTTCCAAAACCAAGTAAAGACGCACCAAAATTTAAAAAAGAAAATGATGCCTCTTGTTGTTTTAAAATGTTTTTTGTTTTTTGTATTGCAATTAAAACTGTTTCTCTTGCAATTATTTCTATTAATGTTGCAAGGATTTCTGTTACTAGAGTTTTACCTAAATCTTTAAATGTTGCATTAAGTTCTTTACCTAAAACTATTGACTCTGCTATACCTCTTGAAAAACCTTTGATACCCATATTTAATATTTTTCCTATTTGAACTGCTGGGTCTTTTAAAGTTTTTAAATCTTTTTCTATTATTTTTGTAGTATCTGCAAATATATCTTTTCTTTTTGCAAGACTATTGTTTGTTTGATTAACTATTTCTAAATTTTCATGTAATATTTTTTGATGGGCAAAAAGACTATCATTAACTTTATCCTGTGTTTCTTTTGTTTTAATATTTACAAAAGGAATTTTGTTTAATAAATCAATAACTTCTTGAACAGCTTTTTTCGTTAAATTAACTGCTTTTGCAATTCCTCTTATAGCCGCCGCAAAACCTTTAACTGCAAGAGTAAGTGTTTGACCAATAGCATTAGATATTGTTTCAAAAGCCTCTGTGTTTTCTTCTATAAATTCATTTAAACTTTTAAATTCTGATTTTAATTCATCAAAAAAATTAGCACCAGCTACATTTCTTTTAAAATTAAATAATTTATCTCCAAGCATTGATAAAGTACCTGTGAATGTAGTTGCTAATTCATCTGTAGCAGTTCCAAATTGTCCACCTTTACCAAAAACCTTTTCAAATGCTTTTATAGTTTCTTCTGCTGAAACTGTTGCTCCAGCACTAAAACCTAATAAATCTCTTACACCTCTTTCTCTAAAAATATCAGCCGCCGCAATACCACCAGCAAATGATCTTTGTATTTGTTCTGCTGTAGTTGCAAAGTCTAAACCTGTTACAGCCGCAACATTACCTGTAATTTCTAATATTTTTGAAAGTCTGTTTGCATCTCCAGCTACTACAGCTAAATTTCCTGATGCTTGTTGGATTTGTTCTAAAGAAAATGGAACTCTAGCGGCAAACTTTGCCATTACATCAAAAGCTTTTGCACCCTCTTGTGTGCTTCCAAATAATTGTTTTAATCTTACATTTAGATCTTCAATACTTCTTCCTGTAGAAACAAAAGATTTTATTACAAGACCAGCACCAATACCAGCTAATGCACCTCTAACAGAAAATATTGCATTTCTTAATCCAGCTAGTCTCCCTCTAATACCATTGAAAGCTTGTTTTGTTTTATCTTGTGCTAATATATTTATTTTAAGGTTTTGTGCCATTATGTTTTATTCCTGTCAGCTAAAGATCTATGTTCTTCTATTTCATTCAACATATATCCTAGCCAATGGTTATACTCCCAAACTTCCATTTTTAGAAGTTCAGATAAAGTTATTTTTAACCTATCAGCGACTATAAGTAAATTTTTTAATTCAGGGTTAAATTTTAGTTTTTTTTTACTTCTTCAGGAGAGATGACTTGAACCATAGCTGTGGCGACCCTCGACAAAACATCAGAATCTACTTTTGTTAATAGATCCATTTTATCGTCAAGTTTAAATATTTTTTTACCATCTTTATCTAATGATTTCATAATAACAATATCTGCTAAAATGCTTACATCAGATAAGTTTTCAGATTTTTTAAATAGTTTATTTTTTTCAAAAAGGTTAATAGGATTCCAAAAAATTACTGATGGCTTTCCATCTTCATCTTTCCATTCAGGAACTTCAATAGATTGAACACCTATACTCTCGAAATGAGATTTGGCTCTGTCTATTATTGACATAAATTATTATTCAGTTCCGATTGTTAAAGCACCTGTTCCTTGAAAAGTAACTGATCTTGCAACTACTCCATCTAAAGGTTGTGATACTGACATTCCTGTAATAACACTTGCACCCTCAAATTTTCTGTCGCCAGATGAACTGCCCTCAGGTAATAATTTAAAAGTTATACTTGCACCAGCGACTAACGATGTTTGTACACTATCCGCTTCGTCAAAATGCATTTCTAAAGTACCTGAAAAAGATGTTCTTCCAGCAATAAAAGTTTTTGCTGAATCAGCCATTTTTGTGCTTTCAACAACATCTCCTGTTGTTTCTAAAGTGAATGAAACGAGTTCGCCAACTGCTGTGCCGCCAACTACTACTTCGCCCTCTTTGCCATGATGTACTGCCATTTTTTTTCTCCTATAATTAAATTGTTATATTAGTTTTCTTCTTCTTCGTCAATTTCTTCTTCGTCATTATCTTCGTCAAAATCTTCTTCTGAGTCATCTTCCCATTTCTCATCTTCTTCTTGGTCTCTTAAATCAGCAAGTAAATCTTTAACTTCTTCACACATTAGACTTTCTTTATCATGTAACTTTTCTATTGAGTCTATTTTTTTTTCTATCTTATCAATAATTTTATCTCTGTTCATTATATCTCCTATGGTGTTCCAGCTTCAAACTCGTAAATACACCTGATAGTCATTCTTATTCCGCCTATTGGAAACAATGTACCCTCGTCTGTTTCTACAGATATTACTTCTGTATCAAGTGCATTACCACTTCTTGTAATATCAGATTCTAAAGCAGTTTCAATAGCAGTAATTAATTCATTTCTTTTTGTGTCAATATTTACTTCAGCACCTTTTACAAAACCTAGTAAAAGAAAATCAATAGTTCCTATTCTTGTTTTGGCACCAGAACCAATTTCTTGATCTTCTCTTGTTTCTTCTGATGTTTGAATAATAACTGCTGGATATTGTTTGTCTGACAATTCATCTAGTTGAAAAGGTTGTCTTGTAGCTTTTTTTATATCAGGACTCGATATAGCTGATACAACAGTAAGAAGATTAGATGCAATATTTTCCCTTTTACTCATATTTTAAACTTCCTTAATTCTTTTTCTACAAATTTATTGAATGTTCTTTGTATAATCTTTTCTGTCCTAGTATTAAAGCCAAAAAATTTTCTTTGTGGGTCTGTAGTTACTTGATTAAAAAAAGCTTTGTCTATTTCATCTTTTCTACTAAAAGCAAGAGAAACTTTATGTTTTCCTGTTTTTTTAACCATAGATGGTGTTAAAGCACCTAACATTCTTCCAGTATAGAATAAATCTACTGCTGTTGGTTTGCCCTCTCTTTGTAATTTTTTTAAATAACCCTCTGAATAAGGTGCAAATTTTCTATCGTTAAAATCAATACCTTTTTTTGTTTTTGTTCTAATAATATCTACTAATTGAAACCCAGCCTGTTTAACACCTTTATCAATAATTCTTGGTAATACAGCACCAAACTTTTTAAATTTAGCTGATACTTGTTTTTGATTTGTTTTGATATTAAGATTGATAGCCATTATCTAGTCAATCTTCTAAATCCATGTAAAGGCTCTCTTTCAGAAACTTGAATAGTGCCATCTCCTGTCTCATCATACTCAACACCATCTTCTAAGATTGTTCTCCATTCTTTATTGTATTCTGACATATAGAACTCTCCCATTCTTTCGAATCTATCTTTTTCTGTTTCTGGTCTAAATTTAGTCAACGCTGGACAAAGAAATCTTCCTAAAAATAAATATACACCAGCCCTTTCAAACTGATCTAAATTTACTTTTGTATCGACCATCTCTGCTGTATTTAAAACTGTAATATCTGTAAAGACATTTGTTTTATATGTCTGCCACCATTCTACTCTTAGCTGTCTTAGAATATCATTTGTTGTTTGTGCAAAGAAATTTACTGCTTCTGTATCTGTTGAAGCAATACCAAAACCAAAAGCATCAGGTTGATACTTTGTGACATCACTTGCAGTTATAACATTTGCACCTGTGTAATTAGACATTATTTAACACCCATAATCCAATTAATAAATCTTCTAATTCTTTTTTTTAGTTTTCTTAGCATTTTTTTTTCTCTTTGGTTTTAGTTGTACTACTTTATCAGAAATGTCTTTTACTGTCGCTTTTTTAATTTCTTTTTTTACTCCATCAACAGGAACAAAACCATTTCTTTTATAAAATCCTAAATTAGCTTCGTAATACTTTTTATCTTTAGTTATTATTTTTCTGCCATTTGTTAATTTTATATCCATAAATTCTCCTTATTAGAATGTGAGGGCAGTTTCCCACCCTCACAAAGTATCCAATTATTATTGGATTGATGAGTCTGCTTCGACTTCACAACCATTAGTGTCGTTTAGTTCTGCTACACCATATACTGCTGTTGCAACAATCTCGTCTGCTCTTAGAGAAGCATCTCTTTGAGTTTCGATTTTCAAATCTTGCATCATCGCTAATCCTAGTGCATCTGGGTGGAATACTGCACCTTTGTAATCTCCAGTTGTTCCTGGATCATTACTTGATGAGTCTGTCATATTTGAAGTTTCAAATATATTTACCCCAGCTATTTGACCTACTATGCTTGATCTTAAAATTTCATTACCGACACCTGGATTTGGGTTAGCAAATGTATTTGTAAGACCTGATTTCAAGTCAAATGCTACTTGTGGATGGATTACAGCATTTAGATTATCTCCTGGTACTGCATTTGCTCTTAATTTAGCAACTGCTTGGAAGATTAAAGATGCTGACATAGCTGTTGAAGCTGAACCGACAGTTGTTGAAAAACCACCGAATAAAGCTGTTAAGTCTTTGTCAATTTTCTTTGCAATAGCTTCTCCAAATAATCTACCAATATCAGCCGCAACATTTCTTGGTGCTGAGTTTCTTGCTAAATCAGTTAGAGTTGTCATTATCCCATGCTCTGAACAAGTAATTGTTTTTGATGTTGGGTCTATTGCTGTGTTAGATAAATCAGATGCTTCCGATACTGCTGCGGCTGAAACTGCCGAGTAGATTGGAACTTCAACTGACTTTCCACCACCTGTTACTGCATAGTTTCTTACAAGTGGTCTCATAATTGATCTTTCACTTGCTACGAACAATGCTTCTGCTACGATCTCAGTATATAATTCTGAGAGTGTAGAACTTGTGCTTTCGTTTGCCATTGTGTTTGTCCTTTATTATTTATTGTTTAAGTTAATTTGAACAGGAGCAGAGTCTCTTTGTTTGCGATACTCAGCATACTTTTGACGATCTTCTGCCTTGCTCATATCTAAGTCCTGAATATTAAATGGTTTTACAGTTTTACCCTCGATGCTACTCTGAGAACCTGACCCAGACGGAGACCCTTTACGGAAATGTGGGTTAGCATCTAAAAACTCTTTAACTCTATCCTCTATCGTTAATAGTTCCCCTTTTGGGTTATAACGAATATTTTTATTGTTATCAAGTATTTCTACTCGACCATCATCATTATAATTTACTTCATTTTTTAATAAAGATACTACTTGATCAGGAGCAATAGCATTATTTTTAGAAGCTAATGACATTATAGAATTATCTACATTTATTGTTTTTACTTTAGCTTTCCAATCAGCTAATTCTTTATCTTTTTCAGCTATTCTAGCTTTCATAAGATTTTCAAGATCAGCTTTTGTTTTTGCTTCTTGTATTTGTTTTTCTTTTAAGATTTCTTCTTCTTTTTTTCTAGCCTCATCAACTTGTCTTTGATGTTTTGCTTTTTCAGCTTCTAATCTTTGTTTTACAATTCTATCTACATCATCTTGATTAAAAGTTGCTGTTGGTTTCTCGTCAGTTTTAGTTTGTTTAACTTCAGCTTCCTGAACATCATTTTGCGGTTGATTAACCTGTTTGTCGTCTGACATTGTTTCTCCTATTTATTTATATTATAAGTTCGCCTTTACTATCATACCAATCAGGATTGACATAACTAAACTGATGTCTGCAATTATACCCACCTCTTACTACAAGTGGATTGCCTGATTTCTTACCTGACCATGATCTACTTTGCCATAAATCCTTGATCTCGTTGATGGTAAAAAGTCCACCTTTTCTCTTGTTATATACACCATTTACTAAATTTCTGCAAAGTTCTCTAGTTGTAGGTATTACATCTCCATAGTATTTAACAAAAGTAAGTCCAGCATCCCTTGATTTGTTAAAGTTGAGGGTTGCATCAAAATCTCGTAAAGAATCATTTAATATTTGAGAAGCATATCTTTTCATGTTTTCTCCAGCCCTATCTCTTGCAAATTTAGTCTGAAGTGTCTGTATTGATCTATCTACTTGTGCTTTTTTAGACTTTTTGTATTTGTTTCTGTTAATGTAATCTATTAGCTTTTGTGCTTCTGTATCATCAGAACTAGCATATATACCATTTATTGTTTGTCTAAGTTCTTTTTCTAATTCTGTAAAATCGTTTCCTACTAATACATTCTGATATGTGACTTCTGATAGTTTTCTAGTAAATGTATTTGAGACATCTTTAAACTGTGTGAAGTATTGTTCTTTTAAATTTTTTACTAAAGCTAAATCTCCTTTTGTTAGTTCTTGAAACTCAACAGGAATATTACCTATTCTTTTAAAAGCTTTCTCAACTCTTTTAGCTTGTTTAGTAAAACCCTCTCTTACAACTGTATCTGACCAAGCTAAATACTCTCTGTCAAGAATAGCTTTTATCTTTGGTCTAATAGCGATAGCGGCTTGAAGTTCTATAAGTCTGCCATCAGTTGTTCTTTGTAAATCTTTATCAGCAAGTGCTACTACTTCTCTTTCTATTTTATCTAAGGCTTTTACGAGTGATCTATAATAATTTGCTTCAGCTATCTCAATTTGTTTGATACGATATTCGGTTGATTTTTGTACTATATCTGACATTAGATCAATATACTTTCAATTCTATTTTTAGCAATATCAAAGTATTTAGTATCTTTTTCAATTCCTATAAATTTTCTGTTAAGATTTTTACAAGCGACTCCTGTACTTCCTGAACCCATTGTAAAATCTAAAACAATGTCTTGTTGGTTGGTATATGTTTTTATTAAATACTCACAAAGTTCTACTGGTTTTTGTGTTGGGTGTAATCCAGCTTTATCTTTAGAAAGATTATTTAAAACTTTAATATGATCTAATAAAACTTTAGGATAGCCAACATTTGAGGTATTTCTGTTGTCTATTACTTTTGCAATTCCTTTAGTTTTATCTTTATGGAATAGATTATGATTTTTTTGACTAAAACCTTTACCTGTGCTTTTAAGTGTTGGTTGAGGATTGTAAGTTGGTTGTTTATTATAAAATATACTTATTAATTCAATGTTTTTTAAAGGTTGCTTTTTAACTAAAAAAACATTACTTGGTTTTTTTTTATTCCAAACCCAATCATACTTAAACCAATCTAAATTTGATAGTCTTAAATGACTACTAAAAGGTTCTGTTCCAAATAAAGCTACACAACCATTATCTTTTATAATTCTTTTAAGTTCTTTCCACATTAAGTTAAATGGAATTATACTATCCCATTTGCATTGTGTAGTTCCGTAAGGAGGGTCAGTAAGTATTAAATCAATAGACTTATTAGGTATTGTTGGAAGAATATTTAGACAATCTTCGTTATATAGTTTCACTCTCTACTTCTTGATCTTCTTGTTCAGTTTCATCTTGTGTAAATTGACCAACTTCTGAAGCTGAGTCTATTTCATCAAATATCTCG